GCCGCCTCAACAGTGGGAGCCGCTGCCTTTGTCCCTGCTTTCGCCGCTTTCGCCGCAGCTTCTTCCGCCGCTTTCGCCGCCGCCGCTGCTGCTGCTGCCGCCGCCTTTTTCACCTCGTCATCATCTATTCTTGGGACAATTCTGGGCGTTATGCCCGACATTCCCTCCTCTATGGATTTTCGAGCGACAAGAACGAAGTTGTCGGTAATTTCTATTACCTCTTCACCCGTCAACGCATATGCCCGCACTACCTCGTTGAACGCCTCCTCCTCTCCGTCCTTCAGTCCCGCGAGCTTCTTTTTTGCCTTGTCTAAGTCTATTCCCAAACGGGTTTCGCCCTTGTCGTACAAATCTTGCAGATATTCATAATCTTTTGCCGCCGCTTTAAGCTCTTTTTGTAGCGCGTAATAGTCCTTTGTAGCCGCGATTGTTGCCTGTAACCCCGACTCCTTGTTTACGCGCTTTAATATATCCTCCAATTCGCCATACTTAGTGATATTCGTTTGTATCACTCCGCTAAGCTCAGGGTATAGCCTAATCATAGTTCTGGTGGTCTCGGCGTCTATAGTTTTTTCTCTGTCTACACCCTGTAATAAAATAGTTGCTTCGGCGAACTTTTTGTTGTTTTCCTTTAATTCTTCGGTCAGATAATGGGTTTTATTTCCCGCCTCGTCCATGTGTCCGACTAACGCAAATATAGCGGGGACTGCTATGGTGGCTATTATTCCCGCCCAAGCGCCGATAGGGTTGCTCCATAGCGCCTTAGACAGGCCTTCGACCGATAGTACCAGAGTGTCAATCGCTTTCGATGCCTTTGTTACAACTAAAAACGCTCCTAACGCCGTCGTGGCGGTAGTGAGCACGACAGTCGCTGTCCGCAGCTTGCCCTCAAGGTCGTCAATGCCCGCCGCCATGTCCGCCGCGCCCTGTATGATGTCCGTGAACTTCGGCATGAGCGCCGCGCCTATCTCGTTGGACAGCCCCGTCATGGCGCGTTTCAGATTCTCCTCCGCGTCCATGAACTTTTCCGCCTCGCCCGCCGCCTCGTTGCTTATTATGCCGTACTTCCGCGCCTCTTCCCGCAAGTCGCTGATGCCCTGCGCCCCGTCGGCGGTCATTTTAATGAGGTCTTGCCCCGCCTTCCCGAAGACCTCCGTAGCGAGCTTCGCCCGCTCGAACTCGTCTTCGGTATCTTTCAGCGCGTCAACAACCAGCAGGAAGGCGGACTCGTTGTCCTTCGCGTTTTTGAGGCTGTCGAGCAGTTCCGCGTTGTTGTCTTCGAGGTATTTGGTGAGCGTGCCCGTGCCGTTTTTCACGTCCCCGATTTGCTTGTTGAGCTTCTCCATCGCGCCGTAGAGGGAGTTGCTCTCCACGCCCGACCTTTTCGCCGCGTACTCGAACTCCTGTAGGGTCTCCGCAGTAGTGCCGATAACCCGCGCCGTCTTCGCGTACGTGTCGCCCGCTTCAGCCGTCTTCTGAACGGACGCGGCGGCTGCCGTAACGATAGCGCCGAGCGCGGCGGCGGCGGCAATGCCCGCCCGCTCAAGAGTCTTCATGCCGTCTTCGGCGAGCTTATTCTTCTGCCGCGTCTTGTCGATTTCAGTCTGTAGGCGCGTGTACTCGCCTTGCAGCTTCTTAATCATGTCCTCTTCGGGCGACATCCCGCCCTTGATGAGGCGCTCGATTTCCCGCTTGTAGTTGTCGGACTGCGTAGTCAGGGCTTTCATGCTGTCGCCCGTAGCGTTCAGCGCCACCCCGATGAGCTTCTGCTTTGTCTGAAAGTCGTCAAACTCCTTTACCTTGAGTTTATCCGTAAACGCCTTTATCTGGTCTTCCGTAGCCTTCGAGCTTTGGGCAAGCTCTTTGAACTGCGTTATCGCGCCCTCGAAGTCCGCTTTAATTTTTATTGAAAGGTCAGCCATACCGCCATCATAAAGCCCGCCGCCGGAATCCGTAATCGTTTTACCGATTATGCCGCCCGCCCCCGCTCCGCTACACTCACGCTATGTCTACCGGCGTAGAGCGCAACACCGCGCTAACTTTCCTGGAGTTTCTCTCGTCCCTCGAAATAGAGTACACCACGCCGGGCATAACGGAGTGGGCGGAGGCCAACCGCTACCTGCCTCCCGGCAGCACGGAGCGTCCGGGTATGTGGGACGGCTCCTTTGTTCCGTATATGCTTGAAGTGCAGGAGAACCTTCACCCCGACAGCGGCGTCCGCATATCGGCGGTGATGAAGTCCACGCAGGCGCTCGCAACCACCGCCGCCGAGAACGTAATCGGGCACAGCATACGCTACGGCCTGCACAACATTCTCTATGTCATCAGCGACATGAGCCTCGCCGCCATCCGGTCGAGCTACGCCATAGACACCCTCATCGACAAGTGCGGGCTCGCCGAGTATGTCGGCCCCGTAACGAAGAGGCAGAAGCAGCGCAAGTCCGGCGACACCACGCTTTACAAGGAGCTTGCGGGAGGGCACCGCCTCTTAATGAGCAGTTACAAGTCGCTCGCCACGCTCGACAGTCTCTCGTGGGACTTAATCATCATGGACGAGTTGGACAAGGCCCCTCCCGTGATAAAGCATCTGGGCGACCCGGAAGGTATCATCGAGGCGCGGGGCAAGACCATCAGGAGCCTCAAAGTGCTGAAGCTCTCTACCACTTCGAGCCGCAACAGCCGCATATACGAGGCTTTTAAGAAGGGCGACCGGCGGGAGTATATGGTGCCCTGCCCCCGCTGCGGCGGTATGCAGTTTCTTGAGATGCGAAAGGACGGCAGGAAGTACGGACTGGACGGCGACTTCAAAGAGGACGAAAAAAAGAAGCCCGTCTACGTCGGGGGCACGGCCCGCTACAAGTGCAAACACTGCGGCAAGGACTTTTTCGAGACGGAAAAAGAGGCGTTCATGCTGGAAAAAAGCAAGGGCGGGCTGGCGCATTGGGAGCCGCAGGCGGAAGCGCAGGACTCGCGGGACAGGAGCTACCACATATCGGCCATGATGAGCCCCCTTACCGGCTGGGGCGACATCCTAAACGACTATGTAAAAACGGACTTCGGCAAACGGCTCGCCGAGTACAAGAACTTCGTGATAACCAACGAGGGGCTGCCGTACCTCCAGCAGCAGATATACTACCCCTGGGAGGCGCTGAAGAAACGCGCCGAAAAATACTCCAAGGGCGTTCTGCCGAAGGGCGCGTACGCGATAACCGGCGGAGTGGACGTGCAGAAAAACCGCCTCGAATTGCAGCTTGTGGGGTGGGGCCCCGGAATGGAGGCTTGGAGCTTCGCGCACGAGGTTTTTATGGGGGAAACGGCGGACATAAACAGCGAATGCTGGCAGAAACTGGCCGAATACTGCCTGCAAACCTACGAAGTGGGCAGCCGCGGCAACGCAATCAGAATCGCCAACGTCGGCATTGACGTGTCGTACAACCCGAACAACGACCCGTCCCTTAAAAACGAAATGCTGAAGTCCGATATTAACGCGGTCTACACCTTCTGCAAGCTGTCGGGGCGCTTTTTCATTCCGCTGCGGGGCTACAACAACGAACTGCGGGATATGCTGACCCGCAAGCGGACGCACCCGACCTTCGGAATCGACTACTACCATGTGGACGTAGACACCATAAAATCCGATATTCTCGACAATATCGACACGGCTGACGGCCCCGGAGCCATCCATTTCCCGCAAGCCTACACCGACGACGAGTTCCGGCAGTTCCTGAGCGAAATATGGGGCGAGGTTGACGACTCCGGTAAAACGGGCTTTGTAAAAATATACGAGCGTAACGAAATGCTCGACACCTACGTCTACGCGAGGGCGGTGGCGAGCATTCTGGGCATAGACCGCTTCACCGCCGCGATGTGGAACGACCATATAGCGGATTTGGAGCACGGTTAGGGGGCCTTACCGCCTTTTGTTATTGCGGGCGGCTATATAGGACTCCGTGTCGCTGCGGGCGGCATCCAGCGCCATCTGCAACTGCACGACCCAGCGCGGCCAGTCCAGCCAGCCGCTGTTGAAAGGGTTGCCCACGTGTTTTATCCGGGCGTATACGCGGATATAATGAAAGTATTCGGGCGTGAAGCACTTCTTGGCCTCCGCGCTCGATATGGTTTTATCCGGCAACACTATCGGGTAAGGGTCGTTGTCGTCGTACTCGTCAAGCCGTGCGGCGTACCCTAGCAACTGTAGCTTGAACGCGGTCGCTAGGGCTTCTATTCCCCCAGGCTGAACGTGTCCTCTTTCCGGGCGTAAGTGTAGAGCTCGTGCCCTATCGTCCGCACTGCGGCGGCGGGCAGCTTCAGGAAGTCGTCCACGGTGCGGACTTTGCCGTTGGGCCCGTCGAAGTCGCCGAATTCCTTTACGCAGGCGCGGAGGAACTCGGCATAATCTATCCGGTTGGCCCGGAGGTTCTTCATGAACTGCTCAAGCACGCCGTCCACAAAAGCCTGTTTCCCTTCGGGCGTTTCAAGCGCCGCCGGGTCTACCTTGTCCACAAGAGAAGCCTTGTCGCCCGTGTAGAAAAGCTCGTCATCCATAGGAAAATAACTGAAAACAACATAGGCGGGATTGTCCGCCTTGTCGTTTTCATAGGCCGTGAATATGAACTTCTTGTCCTTTACGGACAGTGCCTTCAGCTTCGCCATTTACGCCGCCGGAGAAGGGGCCGGAGTTTTCGGGGAAGACTTGACGGCGGAGGCAGGGGCGGGCGTCTGGCGGGTGTAGACGTAGGCGGGGCCCGTGCCCTTCACCCAGCTCATGTCCATGTTCTGCCCCTCGGTTAGGCCCCACGAACTGCCGAGGCTCGATATATTGAAGGGCAGAAGCATCCACACTTCCTTCTGTCCCGCGGCGCCGCCCGAATTCAGGTTGACGAACATATACATCTGGCGGTCGTCAATCGGATGCAGGACATAGCCGCCCGCGCCGCTGTCCTCTATCACCTCCATGAAACGGTTTATCATGCTGATAGTGGAGGGCGCGAGCTCCCGCGTTACCGGGTCGTACTGCATAAAGCCGGACAGACTGCCCGATATTTGGGTAACGCCGTCGATGATGCTCTCGCCGTAGGGCCCGGAGCAGTCGTCCGTAACGTCGATTGTTCCCTGCTCCATCGAAATATCGGCGGACGCCTTGCAGACGCGGGTAAGGTCTAGCGGCACAAGCTGGTCGCCGGCCGCGAGAGTGAGCTGCGCCGCGTCCGTGAAGGGGGAAAAGAACAGGGCGAACGCCGGAAGCGCCGCCGGAAGCCCGCTGGCGGTCGCCGCCTTTTTCGTGATGAGGTACAACGTGTCTTTGGTCGTCTTCGTAGGGGGCGTAGTGCCCCCGCTAATAGCCAACGAAAAGTCCAGCACGTCATTGTAAATAAGGGCTTTACGCCCGCTGTATTTGTCCATTTTTATTCTCCTTGCGCCGGTTTTTCCGCGCTGTTTTTAGATTTTACCCGTATCGTTACCTCGCGGCGGTCGAGCGCCTCCCGCGCCTCGCGCATTTCCTGCTCCTGCATGGCCTTTATTGCCGCCCTCAGGTCGCAGGCGGGGCAATGGTAGCCCCCCAGCCGCGCCGCTACTTTCTTGCCCAGGGTGTTGGCCACCATCGGCACGTCCCTTCCCGAAGGAAAAAAACTAATCGGTTTTGTCATTTTCAGTCTCCTCTTATCCTAAATCGCAGTCGTCGGCGGCCTTGTCCATCGTTACCATGAAAAGCGCCTGCACGTCGCCGTGGTTAAAATCCGTCTCGAACACGTCCAGTGTATACCGCCCGACCGTGTATCCGTAATCGTTTGTGTCAAATCTTTCGTTGAGAAACTTTACAAGCGCGTCCATGTAGAGGTACGCTTCGGTTTCCTGTATATGCGGCAGGGACAGATGTACGGCGAACTCGAAGTTCTCTAAAAACGAAAGGCTCGCGAGGCGGACGCAACAGGCCGTGTCATCCTGATTGAACGCGTAGCCCGCGCCGTAATAGGCTATCGGCCCCGCTCCCGCTTCCTCAAGAAGCGCGGGCAGTTCCGCCTGTAGACTATCCTTTATGCGCGTGATTGTTTCGCTGACCTTCATTCTAAACTCCCGCCGCTTTGAACTCGTCCCGCATGATATTCTCAAACGCGGCCGCGGCGTACTTCTGCGGGTCTAGGTCGGCGCGGAAACTCCGCAGTATATGCCGCCCCGATTCGCGTCTGCCGGAACGCAGCTTGCGTCCGTTCTCGAACAAATTAAGCGGGTAGGAGCGCACTTTGACGTATTTCCCGCTCTTGGCAACCCCGTAGCCCACCATTTGGCGTCCGGCGCGGTCGACCGGCAGCCCTTTGTTCGTCCTGTGCGAGCGGAACGTGATGCCTTTCTGCCCCTGCAAGTCGTCATCGTATAAATTATGCGCCGCCTTCGAGCCTACCGCGCCCAATAAACGGTAGGAAACTTTAGGGAACTGCTTGGCCAGACCGCTAAAATCTACCCACTTTCCGCTAGTTTCCGCTGTCATTCCGCCCATACTAATTCAACCTCAACACAATGCCGATATTCGCATCGGACTCAATCTTCGTTACAGTCATCTTTTTGCCCCGCACCGTAATCGCCGTGCCCCTCGTTACGAACAGAGGGACGCCGAACAGAATAATGCGCGGAACCCGGCGGGTCGCGTTCATTGCCGCGTCATTCTCGACACTCTCGTCGAAGATGCCGCTGAAGGTTATGTCCGTGCCGTCGTACGGCTCTATCAGGTAGACGTACTCACTGTCCGGCGTCTGCGCCGTGCTTCCGTCGAACAGGTACTTCCACTCAAGAGTGGCAGGGGTGCCGCCGTCCAGGATAACCGGCCCCGGAATAGTGAAATCCTCGCTATCCGGGGACTCTTCGATTTGCCAGCGTAACTGCTTACGCCGGTACTCGAGGGCGGCGGCTCCCATAACACTCTTAGCTTGTCGACGTGAAGCACGCCGTGTGGTTCACGTTGGCCGGTATCATTAGCGGTCTCGACTGCGAGCGCAGCACAAGCGCGACCGGATCATCCGTAAAGAACCTGTCGCTGACGATTTCGCCCCCGTATAGCCGCACCTGCCCCGATGCCCGGTCTCCGACCCACACGCCGCCGTAGCACTGGTACCGCTCCGCGTTGAAGCTCGACACGATGACCGACAATGGCGGAATGAACGGCTGGCGCACACCGGCCGTGTCGAGGTAGGTCTCGTCGAACGATATTATCGACATCGGCACGGCGAAGCCCGGCATGAGCGCGTTGCTCAGAATAGTGCCCACGACCCTGTTGTCGGGAGACACGTACTGCCTGCCCGCGTTGAGCCCCTGTATTTTCAACAGGTTCATGAAGTCCGTGTCCGTCTGCAGCCGCGCCATTACCGTGCTGCCGACAAGAACAAAGAGCCCCGTCGACGGAATGCCGAACTTCTTCAGCGCCGTATAAGCGGCGGTTATCTGCCTGACCGCGCCGCCCGCTGCCGAATAGTTCTCGCTGTGGGTCAGAGAAGTATCGCGTCCGAAATCGATAACAACATCAACAATGTTGCCCGTGCTGTCGACGGGCGTGAACTTGCCGGTCGCCAGGATGTCCGCCGCCTGCTTCGCTATCGTAGCGTAAATGGCCTCGGCCTGCTGGTCTTGGATAAACGCGTACTTCCTGAGAAGCTGCTCGTTCGCGGGCGCGTTTATCTCCGAGCCTACGGTAACCTGTCCCGCCAGGTCTTCGGTTACGGGCGTCTTCACCGCGACAACGGGCGGACGCCCTATGATGGCGGTGCCGGGATTGTAGGGCAGCACGTTTGACGCCGCGCCCCTCTCCCTGTAACCGGCAAGCGCCCCGGACGGCACTATCCGGTCTACCGGAATCGTCTCCGACTCGAAAACCTTCCGGTTCGGAAACATGATGTTCGTGAAGTCGCCGAGCCGCGCCGGACGCTGCTGGTAAAAAATCTTTAACTGCGCTGTTAAATTATCAGCCATTATTTTGCTCCTTGTTTTTTGGATTCGGCAAGCGTTGAATTCGCCGCCGTGCCGACAGTACTGGGCGTCAGGATGATTCCCGCGTCCCAGCACTGGCCTATCAGCGCGTCGTTGAGGGTAATAGCCGGGGTCAGCCCCGCCATTACCGCCTTGACGCCCTGTAACGAAAACTCGCCGCGTAAAACCGCGTGCCTGTCATTTGCGACCGCCGTGAAATCGGCGGGGCATACGGCGCGGATAGTCTGCGCCCCGGTTGTAACCCCTGTCGCGTAAGCCGTGTACTGGCCGGAAGCGTCCAGACGCCCCAGAAGCTGGCCCTNTTTGTAGGTGCCCGCCGCGTAAGGCGCGGCGTTCTGCGCTATCGGGCGCACGAATATGTCTTCGGTGCCGTAAGCAAACTGTGTAATTCCTGCCATTACAACCTCCCCGCCATAGCCCGCAGCGCATCATCGTCGGTTACGGGGGCATCTTTGCCCGCTGTCTTCTTGCCGACTCCGGCCACGATGGGCGGCTTCGTGCTCGGAGCGCCCAACTGGCCAAGGTTGGCCTGCGCCTGCCTGTCGCGGATGGTCTGTTCGACCGCGAACTCCACCGCGCTCGTGCCGTTTTCGATAGCCGCCTTCGCGTGCGGCGTCAAAGCGCCGCCCGCGAGTTCGAGTATCTGCGTAATCCTGCGGCTTGCCGCCCGCGCGACCGCCTCCGCTTCCGCAACCGCCGGATTGGCGGGCGCGGGAGGCCCGCTGTCCGGTTCCTGCGGCTTCAGATTCAAATGCTCGATTAGACCCGCTTTTAGTTCCGGGTTTTCGTCAAGTACCGCTACTAATTCTTCTTTTGTCATAGACTTGCTCCTCGGCGCTTTTACCAGCGCCAGTATTTTTTCCGCCTTCCGCGCGTCAAACTGACGCCCGTTCAGCTTTTCCCGTACAAGCGCGAACTTCGCCCTCGCCTGTGGTTCATCCAACTCTTGCACATTTTTATTTTTTTCATAATCAATTTTCTCAACTTTTTTCAGTCCGTGCGCGATTATCGCATCCGACCCGATAAGCCAGACCTCTTTTTCCATAGCGGAGAGCGCCTCCTCTTTGGAAATACCCGCCGCCGCCGCGTAATCTACGCACAGAACGCCGTCCAGTCCGACTAAAATCTCGGACTGCCGAAGCAGTTCCGGCGCGTTTCCGCTGAAGCAGCACCACGAACGGTGCACCATCAGCACCGAATTCGGGTAGGCTTTCACCTTATCCGCCGCGAATATGATGTAGGCCGCCGCGCTCATCGCCATCGCGTTGATGACGGCGGTGGTCTCGCCCCCGTAATTCTTTATCGCGTTGTAGATGGCAAAGGCCTCCAGCACGTCTCCGCCCTCGCTGTTCACCTCTATCTCCAGAGGCTCCCCGTTTTTGGGAAGCTGGTCTTTAATATCCTCGTAGGTTACGTCCCAGCCGATAATGCCGTTAATGCTTATTTTCATTCTTCGTTCTCCGTTAGTTTAATAAGACTCCATGCCCTTGCCCGCGCCTGCTTCAGGTCTTCGGCAAGACGCTCCGCCCTCTGCTCCTCCGTCGTGCCCAAGAACAGCGCCTCCTGCCGGTGATGCTCCTTCATCGCGTCGTCGTAGTCCGACCCCGATATGTGGAACATCGCGTCCGACCTGTTCTCGAAGCCGTTCTCCACCGACAGTGCCCTCGCCGTTATTTCCTGCAACGGATTGATGTACCCCGGAATAGGGCCGAGCCATATACCCGACAGCCAAGCCCGCTGAATGTAGTCATTGTCGAAAAAGCCCGGCGCTTCGATAGCCCCGGAAATGACCATATTTGTAGCAATCTCCCGCATCGCGGGATAGCAGACATCGTCTATAAAGCGGTACCGTTTGAACATATAGGACTTCTGGAAGTCGTTAAGCGCCCCCTTGTGGGCGGTGTAGCTTGTTGAATACTTGCCGGTAATCACTTCGGGAGGCGTCCCGGTCGCCATGCCGATGAAGTTCAGGATGTTTTCTTTGAACGCCGCGAAGGTTGCCCCCGGAGTCTTCTTGTCGAAAAGGTTCATGCTCTCGCCCGTCTTCATGTTGACCATGTTGCCCGGCCTCATGCGGCGCAGGTTGCCCAGCGACTCCAGAAGGCTGCCTATCGGCCCCTGCTTTTTGGGGCCGCCTATTCCCGCAAGTCTTCTCATGCCTTCCTCCGTGTCCTGCGGGTTTTCGCTGGCGGAATGGGCGAAAAACATACTTTCGAGTATCGCCGTGTCGAGCGTAGCGTCCCAATGGCGGTCGTCGTTCTTGGCTAAAGAGATAATAGCATAGGCCAGCGGAAGCCCGCGAAGCTGGCGCGGATGCTTTTTGAAGTAGTGCTGGACTACGTTCTGCCGTCCGTTAGCGTCTTTGAATGACACCGCGTTCCCGGCCCTGTCCACAAAGCCCCGCCGCCGCATGAACCTGTCGTGTATTATGCCGAGAATCACGCCGCTCCCGTCCGCTTCCTCGCGGCTGAAGGTGCTGTCTATCGTGTGCCCCGGATATTCGATGAGGTCGAATTCGTCCTCGCCCCGCAAAAAATAGAGGAGGCTGTCGCCGTAAATAAGGGCGCTGCGGAACAGCGTGTTCTGCTTCTGGTAGAAGTTGAGACGTGAAAACTCGTAGTTTAGGAGGTGCTGGAAGCGCCGTCCCCATTCGAGGGAGGCCTTGCTGTCAATGCCCAGCGTGTTATGGTCGGGCTGGCTTCGGAAATAGAGCCCGTCCCCGACCGCGTAGTCCGTCTGCTTGTCCACCGCCCCTATAACCGGCGCGTATGTGTGGTAGAGAGTCTCCGAGCGTGCCGACAGCGTGTCGTACGTCCCGTCCGCCATGCGGTTGATGTCGAGGTCTATAGCCGCCCAGCCGTCCAGGTCGCCGGGAATCTTCTCGCCCGAATAGCGGGTGCCGCTCATCGGGATGGTATAGACCGCGCCGCCCCTGACCGCTACGCCTACCATCCGAAACCTACCCTGAGGCCGGACTGACCCGACAGACAATAGAGGGAATACTCGATATCCCTCTTCCGTTTGTAGAGAGTGTCGAGGCTGGCGGAGGTCGTGGCGCGGGTTCCGCCCCCGCTGCCTATAGAGTACGACTGCCCGCCCGCGAGTATCGCGTCGATAGCATCGTTAACTTTAACAAGCTCCGCTCTTAAATCGTCTTCACGCATACCGCGCACTATACCCTATGCCCCGTTTTTTCCGTAATCGTTTCCGTAATTTTTTTTGAATAAAGCCGAAGGGACGCGGATTATAGCTCTATGCCCTCGTCTTTTTTGAGCGTTTCCACGACTTTGGCTACGCGGGACTTCAACTGCTCGCAGACGTAGCGTACCGCCGTGCTGTCCGCGCCCTCCCTGCGGATGTTGTCCAGCCCCTCCGTAATAGCCCGCTGGAAGTAGCCCATGTAGTAGAGCATCCGGGGCTTGTCTATGAACTGCCCCTCAAGAACGCGCAGCTGTAACTCCGCCTTTTTCCTGTCAATCTCCGCACGCTGCGCCTTTTCAATGACCATCCGGGCGTTGGCGTCCGCAAGCGGAGTGCGCGAAACGGCGGCGGACGGGGCCGGAAGAGGCGCGGACGGGGCGGCCTTGCGCTTTTTATCCGCGCCTTTCGCGGGAGTCGGAGGCGGCGCGGGACGCTTGCCGCCGCCCGCCGAGACGCCGCGCTCGCGCCCCAGATACGCCGCCCATTCCGGGTCGTCCGCGTCCACGCGCCAGCCAGCCGCCGTCTCCCGCAGGAACGGATAGCGCTCCGGCGTCCGCTTCATTTTCGTAAACATAGGCGGAGACGGCGCGTTGTCCGTCTTCGACGCCTCCAAAAAAGTTATAAGTCCCATTTAACCGCCATATAAAATACTCCGTCCCGTTTAACCGGTTAAAAAAACCGCCCAGCCGGAATCGTCGGGGCCCTTCAAAAGTCCGATGTTCCCGCCCCC